CTTCTCCCCTGGTTAGCTTATGGTACTCCAATACTATAAACCACTCCAGCTGATTGATCTATTAATCAAAGGTCTATCCTGCACAGCAGCAGGGCTTTGGGTTCTTGATCAAGAGGACCACAGGGTAATAAGTTCTTTATTACCCGGAAGCGGTTTGCTCTTGGAACCGGGACACGTCTTTACGAACACACGTGAAGCTTCTGAATATCTTTTCGTTCTCCTCAATAAGGATTGCGAAAAGGATAAGAAGAAGATTCTTAGGTGTCTGGATCGTTGTGTCAAAAATTTTGGAAAAAGTGGAGGAAAAACAGTACGACCTTTAAGTACTGAATCACCTATTGTTTGTGAGTTTAGGTGGAAAGGTAAGAGTCTTGCCCAGGCCAGTAGTACTACACTTGATTGTGCGGAACTACTTTCCCAACTTCTTGCTTTAGCTAGATCACTTTTATTAGTGGCAGTAACTTTTATTAAAACTGAGGTAAAATTTTGCCAAATTTTTAATGATATTGCTGAGATCTTTGATCCGATTGCTAAAGCTATGGACAGTTGGTCTTTGGACACTTTTGTTCCTTTTGCTAAATACATAACAGTATATCCCCAAGCTGCCTTTTCGGAATCTTTCGATAATGAATTCTGGGAAAGGAATCTTCCGATTCCTCCCCCCGGATTCTGTGGCAGTAAATATTTTTGGGGCGGACGTTTGGGACGGGCAATCAACTATCGAGTCTTTTCCAAGTCTTCACGAAAGAAAAATCTTCTTTTCGTTAAGAGTTGGGCTGAGGCAAAACGTGGTTGTGCGACTGTCCCTGAAATTTATGTCCGAAATAGTTATATTTCGCATCAGGAGGCTCTTTTGGCCTTTCCTAAAGCACTCACACCAGACGAAAGTTCTTCAATTAATGAATTTATGAATTTATTAGTTCCAACTTTCGAGAAGGAGTGTGTGAAACCCAGAACAATGAAAATACCGACGGATGTCATTGAACATAGACTAGTTGACGAGGATTGGATCAATTTAAGTTTTAAGAAATATGAAATTGTTGATCGTTTTCCGGTTCTATATGAACCTAGTCAAAATGCTAGTTATGATAGACAAAAATCCCTCGGCGGGGCACGGCACGATATGCTTGAGGTTCTTAATGGGCCAGATAAGAGTTTATTCGATCGGGAAGTATTCCTTCCCCATATTGATTACTCTTTAATCTTGGCAACTGAGAACCAAATTTCTTATGAAGAGCCAATATCCAGAGAGAAATATGGGAGGTATATCTTCCCAACTATAGACTCTTGGTATGATTCTGATACAGAGATTCTCCATAAACTTCACCATGATGTCGCTCTTGATGATCGACATAGTCGTGAAATAATTGAAAATCCTATGTATTCAGAATTAGCTCTTATGTATGAGATAAAATGTGCAATCGTGCGTGAAGTAAGATTCCCGATGCCTATCTTTACAAAGGCCGCAGTCAGACAATGGTACTCAGATCATTTGTTTAATAATTATAAAGAACAAAGAGTACTACCTGCCGAAGTGGCAGCTGTCCGTGAGCCTTTAAAAGTAAGGATGCTTACTAAAGGGTCGGGTCCCGATTATTCTCTAGGCCGCACTTATCAGAAAATTCTTCATAAATTCTTAAAGAAGTACGAACAATTTAAATTAATTGGTCGTCCTGCTCAAGAATCTGATGTTGAGTGGATGGATAGTGCTACAGATCGTATGATAGAAAAATATGATTTGCCTCGAGATTTTAATTGTTTTGTAAGCGGTGATTACAAGGGAGCTACAGATTCATTGAATATTAACGTTTCCAAACAAATGTTGGAAAGCTTAATCAAATTCGAAACAGACGAGAATTATAAAAATCTTTTAAGATCTTGTCTTCTAGAACATTTCATTACTTACCGTTGTACTGATGAAAATGCAGAAAATCTTCTGCCTTTCCGTCAGAACAATGGTCAATTAATGGGATCTATTATGTCTTTTCCTTTCCTTTGTTTAGCGAATCTTTATGTTTATTGGAGAGCCATTAGTAAGTATATCTCAGAAGAGACTGATACCTACGGTTTCACTCTCCCATTAGAGGAGCTACCCGCTCTTATTAATGGGGATGATTGTGGTTTTCGTGCCAATAAAGAATTCTATGGAATCTGGCTTAAAGAGGTGGAAGCGGTAGGTTTTAAATTGAGCATAGGAAAGAATATTGTTGATCGTGATTATCTTATGATTAATAGTACTCTTTTCTATTGCAAACGAGAATGCAACCGCGAAGATCCGAAAACTCTAGGTTTTCGAAAACTTAACCATTTAAATGTTGGTTTGTTAACCGGTCAGAATAAGTACATAAGTCATTCTCAGAACATTATCCCTGAATGGGATCAGTGGACTGAGGTAATGAATTGTACCCGACACGGTGCCAATCGGAATTTCCTTAGTTCTTGTTTCAAAAGGTATCATAAGGATGCCTTGCAGGAACTGTCCAAGGGAGGCTTGTATAATTATTTCATGCCTCGCTGCCTTGGTGGTTTAGGATTCCAATGGTGGTTTAGTGATGAGAAACCGAAAGAGGAGGATATCTTCTTCGAAATTACATTGTTCCAACTTAACTTAGCCACTTACCTTTATCGTCGTATGACGCATATGGGTACTCAGGTTAAGAATTGTGGAATTACAATGCATTTCGACTTTCATCAATGTACTGTCCTCAAGGAAGGTCCGGAAAATTTTAAATATATTCCCTCAGATATGCCATGTCCTTATGGTTACAAATACTATCCAGAAAAAAAGATTTTTACTGAATTTCTAAGTAATAAGAATGGAAAATCTTTAAGTATTTGGAGGGAACCTTATGGGAAAATTCCGAAAGTTTATAAGACAAAGTGTCCATTAAAACTTCTAAAATTTTCTCCTAAGGCAATTTGCCGGGACTTTTTCCCTTTACCTCTTGATCGGGGGAATTACGAAGATGATTATTTTGATGATCTTCCCTTTTATTGGGATGATCCTTCAGAATAATCATGCATTCGTGCTCTTATGGATCTCGTAGGAGTCAAAGCAGCTTTGAGCACTCTTCTTGCAAGAGCCGGTTGTTTTGGTATGAAGTATCGTCCAATATGTGATTGAAGCCACCATTTGAGGTAGATCAATCCAGAAGTACCTTTCTTCGTCTATGTCTTAGCACTTGGTATTATCAAGTTAACCATCAAACAAAAGTTTGGGCTAAGTGATTAGGCAAGAAATCCGTTTCTGTTCTGGGTCTATCACGTGGGGTAATAACAGCTTTTCACTCATATATTTCATAAGTTTAGTTTGTTCGTGTTATTGAATTCACGTTCCGACTTGTGATTGGATTTGATTTGAATGAGCAAGGTGTCTGTGGTATAAGTGGGTTTTATCCCATCTTATGTCTCCACTCTCTGTGTTCCAGAGACATTCAAATTCTTGATACTTTTGTACCATCCGGAACTCTCTGATCGAGAGTGCTCTAAAGATCCAAGCAGGCCGTTGTGACCTGGGCTAGCCGAGCTAC